TTGGACTTGGTGCGATGTCACTGGCCGAAATTGGGACCCGAACCAGGGTTATCAGAAGGGTGCGTTGGCTCACGGTAATTACATTCCGTCAAACTGTGCAATTCGACGAGAGGCGTTGCTTGCGGTCGGCGGACATGTCGAGACAGGCGGTCATCATGACCACGAGTTGTTGCAACGGTTAGAAGCGGCAGGATGTTCGTTTCATAATGTGCCGATCAAAACTTGGAACTATCGGTTCGGTGTATCTAGGAATACAAGTTTGAATGTCTGATAATTCTGTCGCAGTTTTAGGAGCTGTGTGGGGTGAGAAGTTTCGTTCACACATTCCTGAATGGTTCGCCGCAATAGACGCCTTAGAAGTTAAACCTGATCAGGTCATTGTCGCGACATTGCCTGACGAGGTTGGTTTCCTTGACGGGTTTCCATGTGAGGTTGCGGTGTGTGAGTATCCGACTGTGGAACGCATGATGAATGCGGCAGCCGCGAAAGCCACAACAACCTGGCTCAGTAACTGTGCGATAGATGACAGATATCGTCCAGAGGCGTTCAATGATTTGCCTGATATGGCCGATGATGTTGGTGTTGTTTCGGTTGGTGTAATCACAACTCATGGTCAGACGGTTGATGCTCGACCTGGTCAGAACATGCTTGACGGTAATCCGCACGGAGTGCTGGGAACGAGTTACATTAGGCGGTCTTTGTTTGAGCAGATTGGTGGTTATGACGACAGGTTTATGATCTCGGATTGGGCGTTGTGGATTAAGGCTGCGATGGCTGGTGCGAACTTCTTTATGTCTTCACGACACACTCATGTGATCGATATCAGTTCATCTGGTCGGATTTCGTCGAATGGTTGGAGCGGTGATGCCTATAAACAACTTGATAGATTGCGGTCGGGTGAGGTTATACCTGTTGACGGTTTCAAGTAAGATAGGAAGACCATGATTACAAACGGCTACGCGACCAGAAATCAAATCAAGGCAGCCCTCAGAATTGGCACAGCCGACACACAAGACGACGAACTGATTGACAACTGTGCCGGTGCAGCTTCACGACTAATTGACGGCTATGCGAACCGACAGTTCTGGGCATACGGCTCAGCGACGACCAGAGTGTTCACTGCTGGTGATTCGTATGTTTGCGAGATTGATGACATCTCATCGACTGCGATCACACTCAAAACATCGACACTCGCAGATGGCGTATTCGATGTCACTTGGTCGGCATCTGATTATCAACTTGAACCAGTCAACGGAATCTTGGACGGCTTGACTGTTCCGTATACACGCATTCGTGCAGTCGGCGATTATCTGTTCCCGACATTGAATGCGAACTTCGGATCGGAAGCATTGGTGCAGTTGACCGCCATCTATGGTTGGCCTGCTATACCTGAACCAATCACACAGGCTGTGATCATTCAGGCATCAAGAATCTTTAAGCGTTACGATTCACCGCTCGGCGTTGCCGGCTTCGGAGATTTGGGTGCGATACGAGTGACACGCGCACTCGACCCAGACGTCGCACAACTTGTCGAGCCATATCGCCGAATGCGGATGTTCGCATGAGCGCAACAGTCACCGAACTCAAAACAGGACTCCAGACACGTCTTGCCACAATCACGAACCTTCGCGCCTACGCACAACAACCCGACCAAGTAAACCCATCGGTCGGCGGTATCGCATGGCCGACCTTGGAGTCAATCACCTACCACGGTGCGATGCGAGCAGGCTTAGTCACACACGTCTTCACCGTCAGCGTGATCGTGGGTCGTGCAGCCGAACGCACAGCACAAAACCTTATGGACACCTACCTGTCTTATGACAATGGGATTCGTGCCGCGATCGAAGCCGACACAACCCTCGGCGGATACGCCAAAACACTCATCGTCGAAGAAGCATCCAACATCACAACCGTTGACGCAAACGACACAACTTACCTGACAGTCGACTTCCGTGTCGTGGTGTACGCTTAACCCATGGCAAAATATCAGGTCGTCGAAGGCTTCACCGTTCTAGATAAACAATATCCAGCCACTATTGATGGCAGTGAGATTGACCATCTAGACTCTCTACTGGCATCGGGTCGCATTGTTCTGGTGGCAGAAAAATCAACTTCTAAAGCCGACAAGGCAGGAGACAAATAATCATGGCAAAGTTAGTTCTCACAAACTCAGTAGTCACACTCAACGGCACAGACATCTCAAGCGATGTCGCTGCAATCACTCTGTCAACGACAGCCGCAGAAGTACCAACAACAAACTTCGGAAGTGGCGGTGCAGTAACTCGCGTCGCAGGCTTGATCGACAACTCGGTAACACTCTCACTTCACAACGAATACTCGTCAGTTGAAGGCTTGATCTATCCACTTGTTGGCTCGACAGCCGTGACCATGGTTATCAAACCAGCCGGCACAGCCGCAGCAGGCACAGCTTCACCTCACTACACCTTCTCGGTACTTGTAACCGAATGGTCGCCAGTGAACGGTGCTGTCGGTGAATTGAACACAGCCGATGTAACTTGGCCGATCAGCGGAACAATCACCAAAGCAACTGCATAATTCTTAACAAAACAATCAGGAGGTAAGAATGAAAATCAACCTAGAAGTCACGACGCTAGACAACGTCACCACAAAAGTGACCGCACAGTTCGCCGACTTCATCGCATTCGAAGGCGAGAAGAATCGTTCAGTTGCAAACTTCCAAACAGAACTACGCCTCACCGATCTTGCCTGGTTGGCTTGGCATGCAACGAAGCGCACAAAGAAGACCGCGATGAAGTTTGAAGAATGGATTGAAACAGTTGAGAGTGTGGAGGTTGGAACCGACTCTGCGGTGATCGTCCCTTTGGAGAACAATCAGCCCACTGGCTGATCGCATACCTCGCCTGCGAGACACACATCGCACCATCGGTGCTACTACAAGAATCACCTAGAATGCTGTACACAATGCTCGGCTATCTGCGCTGGAAGAGCATCAAATCCAACCCACCACAAAGGATTCAGTGATGGCCTTCTCAGCATTCCCAAGTCTGCCAGGTGACAGCGGTTCAACCATTGGTCGTGGAAGCGGCATGGTCAATGGTAAAAATCTAGGATTCAGCGTTGTACCTGGTGGCAACACCGTAATTGTTAAAGACTTGTTTGAAACTTTACGCAAGTTCTCGAAGGCATCTCCGCAGTTCAACAAAGAGATGCGCAAGGTTGCCTACACAATCGCAAGAGACTTAGAAGCCAAAGTCAGAATCGAAGCAGGCACGGTCAGTCGAGCCAGTCAAGCAATACAAGTTGCCAAAGGTTTACGCGCAAGCAACGAACGAATCCCGACAATCAAACTGCGTGGCAAAGAATCGTTCGTGTCAAAGTCTCGTCCGAATAGTAAACGCAAAACAAAAGTGACTCGTGCCGATGTGTTCTTCGGTGCTGAGTTCGGTGGTGGTGCTAGACCGACCACGAAACAATTCTTGAGACATCGAGGGCAGTCTGGTTACTTCTTCTGGCCGACCGTCCGCAAACGCAAGAACGCGATCGCCAAGGAATACCTAGATGGCATGGACCGTGTGGTCAAAGAACTAGGCATCGGCTAGAACCCTTACAGAATAAGGCTCAAAAGAATAGTTGCATTTGTCTTACGCTTCCTATAGATTGTCTTACATACCTGAGGAGGTAGTTATGTTGAAGATGTTCAGAGTGTCCCGCATACAGCATGTAAGCACAAACGATTGGCAAGACGGTTACGGAGATTACGAAAACCGTCAACCAGTTCACTACGGAGTCACATGCGGCAAGGATCTAAAAGAAGCCAAAAAAAATTGGTCTGTATCTTGGTCATGTCGTGGCGGTAAGAAACGTGCTGACTGGATCTTCGAAGAGTTTGAACTAGCACAATGAATCAAAAATATCCAACCATCACCATCAGGCTTGACCAAGAAGTCAAGACACTGATTAAGCGTCAAGCCAAGCGTGAAGATGTGAGCGTGTCCGAATTACTTCGCCGATACATTGATGCAGGTCTGCACAATGTTTGAAGTCGTCGGTTTCCCATCCGTCAAATCCATCTACCCAAAGACCATCGCTACATCTTGGATGGACTTCGCCGCAATACTCGGCCACCACCAAGAACGCGAACAAAAGTCTGACGGCAAGTTGTACTCACCAGTCACCTATCGTGAACATACAACCCGTGGCAATCGCAACGTGTCACATGTCTGGGCGTTGGTTGCCGACCTTGACGGCGAAGCATTCGAGCAGGCTGATCTCGGATCGTATATACACTTCGCATACACAACCTGGTCACATCGTGACAATGATCCGCACTGGCACGTTGTCGTTCCATTCGAGCAGGCTGTTCCGGTACAGAATTGGGAAGAAGTCTGGTATGAGACACATGAGCGTCTTCGTCTCAAAGGCGATCCAACAACCAAAGACCCTGCCCGTATCTTCTATCTTCCACAACACGAGGCTGGTCAGCCGTTCCGTACACATCATTCAGGTTGGCGATTTCTTGACCCGACCATCACCGACATCGCAGCACCGACACGCCGATTTGATACACCGAGTATTCGCTCGACTCGTCAGCCGCGTCGTGGTAATCCGATGCGGTGTGTTCTTGACCCGAAGTGGTGGGATGCACCAATCGATTTGTCAGAGTATGAAGGCATGACACAATCAGAGATACATAGAGAGATGCAACGTGAGTGGGCTGAGCTGCGTAAACGGATGGCTGCTAACTGAGTAGAATTGCTTCACCATGGCAGGTGAACGCACATTCATTGTAAAGATTCTCGGCAACGCCGACAGTGCTATC